ATCCTGTAATATGGGTCAGCTCGTACCAATTATGAATTTGGACGTAGTTCCAGGCGACCGTATTATGATTTCAGCTGAAGCATTAATTAGATTTGCACCTATGCAAACACCCCCAATGCATCGCATTGATTGTACGATACATTATTTTTTCGTTCCAAACAGGATAATTTGGCCTAAATGGGAAGAGTTTATTACAAACACAAAAACAGCTGGTTTATTACCAGCAGTTCCTACTTTAACAATTGCTGATCAAACAGATTGGCTACAAACGAGACTACACGATTATCTTGGGATACCACCACCCGATTTAAATGTTACATCACCATCATCTGAAACATTTAGCGCCCTTCCATTCGGCGCTTACAACAAAATTTACAACGATTATTATCGTGACCAGAATCTAATTCCAAAAGTTCAAGAAGTATTATTAGACGGAGGAAATTTAAATAGTAATTTTCCATTACAAAATAGAGCCTGGGAACATGATTATTTCACCAGCTCGTTACCATTCGCACAAAAAGGAGATAGCGTTGATCTACCACTTGGAAACATTACACTAAACAATGCTCTTGGTACAGGTGCCGGTATTATGAGATTGGCCGGTGTACCAGGTAGTATTGCTTCTGCAGGTGATGTACAAATTCAATCTCTCTCCGGTGAACTCGTTTCATCCGGCTCACCTGCAAATGAAATAGTTTACGATCCTAATGGTACATTACAAGTAGATCCCACAACCATTAACGATTTCAGACGTGCAATGGCGTTACAGTCATGGCTAGAAAAAGCAGCTAGAGGCGGAACCAGGTACACTGAAAATATTTTGGTAAACTTTGGAGTAAGAAGTTCAGATGCCAGGCTACAAAGACCGGAGTATATCACTGGAGTAAAAACACCCGTGGTGATAAGCGAAGTATTAAACACCACAGGCACAACCTCAGCTCCACAGGGTGATATGGCCGGTCATGGAATTGCAGTTTTAAACAGTAACCGAGCATCATACTATTGCGAGGAACATGGATACATTATTGGAATTATGTCTATTATGCCAAAGACAGCCTACCAACAAGGAATTGAAAGGCATTTTTTACGAACAGATCCAACAGATTATTATTGGCCAGACTTCGCAAACCTCGGCGAACAGGAAGTAATAAACAAAGAGATTTTTGCATACCAACCACTACCCGCAAACACTGAAACATTCGGCTATACACCACGTTATAGCGAATATAAATACATGAATAATCGTGTTGCCGGTGAATTCCGATCAACATTAAACAACTGGCACATGGGCCGCATATTCGCCGTAGATGCACCCCCTGCACTAGATGCTGACTTTGTTACAGCAAATCCAACCCATCGTATTTTCGCTGTAACAGATCCATTAGAGGATAAAATGTGGTGCCATGTTTATAACAAAATAAAAGCACTTCGCCCGATGCCAAAATTCGGAACACCATCAACACTTTAAAAAATGCCATGTTACACTCCATTCCAACGAAAAGACGTTATTGGGCATCCTACAATCCCTTGCGGAAACTGCCCGGACTGCATATTGAGACGTACAAATGGATGGGCATTTCGCCTGGAAAAAGAACTCGCAATCGCGAGTTCCGCTTCCTGGCCTACGTTAACATATTCCGACCAGAACGTACCAATAACAGATCATGGATTATTATCTCTACGAAAAACGGACTTACAAGCCTTTTTCAAAAGATTAAGAAAACTCAATTTGCCAGGGATAAAATATTTCGCAGTCGGCGAGTATGGAAAAGAGACTCTAAGACCACATTATCATGTAATATTGATGAACGCAAAAATCGAAACTATACAACCCGCCTGGCAACAAGGGGAAGTGAAATACGGAGAAGTATCTCCCGCCTCCATCCGCTATACCCTAAAGTATATGCAAAAGCATTACAAATCCCGAAGGCCAACAGATGGCAGACAGCCCGAATTTCAACTTATGTCCAAAGGCATTGGCAAAAGTTACCTCTCAGAAGCTATCATCAAATGGCACAAAGCGGACCCAACAGGAAGACTGTATATCGCAGATTATGACAAAAAAATAGCAATGCCCCGATACTACAAAGAGAAAATTTTCAATGAACACGAAAAGTCCTGCCAAAAAATCCACTTCCAAAACAAAGCTGATACCGATGAAAAACTCTTATTACAAGACCCAAATTATGACCAACTATTTAGAAACAGAGAAACGGCCGTATTGGCCGCATTTCAAACAATGCATAAAAACCAAAACAAAAAAATATGACAAAATTCACTAACAAGTACGACTATGATTATAAACAAACGCAATACGAGGTCATTAAAGGGCCATCGCTTACAGTCCCTGACCAAACTATGACAATTAAGCAAATTATCGATCGTTACGCCCGAGGATTATCAACAGGGGGTCAAAAAGTACCTCTCTATGAAGGCGAAGAGGATTTACTCGAAGGTATTAACTGGCAAACACTCGATCTAGCAGAAAAACAGGCCATAAAAGAAAACTTTGCCCAGGAATTAAACCAAATTCAACTTAAAATCAATGAACAGGCATCAAAAAGGAAGCAAAAAGCTACAAAAACTGAAACTGACACAGACAACCCTGTTCCCGGAAAAACTGAACCTGGACATACCCCACCAACTGGAAACATTGACGGTAACACAGTCTAGCGGGAGCGGTTTTCGCGGCTCTTCCGTTTCCCTAGAATTACTAGAAACCGAAGCTCGCGATTTCCAAAAACCAGAAAAACGTAATCCAAATGATTACATTACAACTATTGAACATATATCGGACTACCAATATATAGTCCGAAACACAAAAAAGCACTAATATTCTCTTGATATATTAGTGCTAATTGACACAAGTCAATAAAATCAACTAATTTTAAAAAATGAATAAGTCTCCCCCGGAACGAATGAATTAACAAAAAAGTGCCAGCAGCGAGCATCGCCAGGCTAAGCAATAGCGTAGTTTACGGAGCATTTGCAAAGCCTGGCAAGGCTGGCGAGCTGCTAAGGCACTCCTGGAGTATAACATCTCCAGCAAAACACAATCTAAAACACACAAAAACAAAACACTATGTCAAAAAGAAGAAGAACACAATCAAAAAAAACATACTACGTCAGTAGAGGAGGCATACGCCTCTAAATCGCGTGGTCGCCTCCGGCAGCCATTCCGACGAGCCCGCGAAGCGGATTTGCGCGCTGATGGAAATGACCTGCCGGTTCGGCGACCACAATCAAACTACATCCTTTAAAGGCCGCAGAGCCACTCAAAAAACATAATCATGTTAACAGCAATAACAGAAAACACAGAAATTAAATCACCACAAATCACAGAACAATTAGACAAGGTTCTTATGATTGCTCACCAATTCTGCCAGGAATATATAAAGTTCCATGACATGGTAGTAACCCAAAAGAGGCTACAGGAGGAGCTAGCAAATGCCAAATGATTTAACAACTGCAGCTTATGTATCAGGCGCATCAAACTTAGCAGTCAACGCAGTAAATGCGTTTAGTACTGCACAGACTAACAAAAGACAGAGGGAATTTTCTGAAAAAATGTACGAACGGCAACGCCAAGATGCTCTTGCAGACTGGGCAATGCAAAATCAGTACAATGATCCCAGTCAACAAATGGCAAGGCTAAGAAAAGCCGGCCTAAATCCTAATTTGGTTTACGGCAATGGTGCCGATGCACAAATGGCTGCACCAACAAGACAATCTACAGCACCTGCCTGGACACCCCACGCCCCACAAGTAGATCCAAATACTATTGGAAACACTATCAATCAAATTTACGACATAAGGATAAAGGAAGCCCAGGCCAATAACTTACAGGCAAACACTACAGCACAAACTGAAGAAGCAAAACTCAAAGCAGCACAGGTAGTAAAAACACTTTCAGAAGTAGATTTAAACAAGCTTGATTTGAGTATGAAGACACAATCAAATCCCGTAGTTTACGAAACATTAAAACAAACATTAGAAAATTTAAGAACACAAAACACAAAAACAAAAGCGGATACTGCGTTTACACTTGATAGTAACAGACGAGCAAATGAAAAACAACCTTATGAAATAGGAAATTTAAGACAAGACGTTGCTAACAAAATTTTATCAGGTGCAAAAACAGTAGAGGAAACAAAAGAGTTACAACAAAAAATCGTCCATCTAGGTATCATGAATGATATCGCAGAAATCGAACGATTTTTTGCCTCAAAGGGTTTAACATGGCACGACAACCAAGCCGCAAGAGTCGCACTCGTTGCATTAACGAAGCCGGATAAACGAACACCGGAACAAGTAAAAAAAGAAATACAAAACATCCTTCGCGAAATTAAAACACAACCAAAAATGTAAATCATGAATAAGAACATTTTCAACTCAATCCAATTAAAAAAGCCGAACAGTAATATGTTCGATCTTTCACATGATGTCAAATTATCCTGTAATATGGGTCAGCTCGTACCAATTATGAATTTGGACGTAGTTCCAGGCGACCGTATTATGATTTCAGCTGAAGCATTAAT